AAGGAGCTGAAGATACACAAGATAGATAACATGAGCAGAGAACAGTTAGAAAGTAGATTGCAAGAGTTAGTCTTGCAGAATCAGATCATACTTGGCACGGCTGAGGAGGTTAAAGATGATAAGACTATTGAGGATCAGTCTGATCCAGAATAGCCTGTATTCTATCTTTTGCTTCTTCTAACTTGCGTTCACAATACTTTGCGACCTTGATACCTTTCTCAAAGTTTTCTACTGATTGTTCAAGTGATATGTCGTTGCGTTCTAGTTCTTTGACTAACCCTTGCAACTTTGATAGTCCTTTCTCAAACGACATTACATTTCCTGGAACATGGCATAGACCATGAGTAGCACTATGCCTACGACTGCGAATAAACTCATGTCCATTATGCTGTCCTCTGAACTGTGTATTTTTTACTGATAGGATCTCTCCAAAAACAGAACTTGCGTTCTTTGAAGTTCTTGGTATAAAAATTCATTCGGTATCTGTAAGCCTCTTTTTTAGTAAGACCTGTTATAGCATCTCCGATATCCAAGCTGTTGAGTGCTTGGGTAAATGCGTTCCTGTATTTTTTCCTGTCGCTTACGATAGGAACATCTTTAGTTATTTTGTAGTTCATTCTCTCTCCTTTTTTTATCAAATAGTTTTCTTTGTTGTTCATGTTCTTCAACTTGCATCATGTCTATTAGATCTTCTGTCGTGTGCGGACTTGGTATCTTTTGTTCATGGTTAGTGTTAGACCATTGGATAAGTTCGCTATCATCTTTGTATATGATTTGAGTTTTCCAAGGCTTGTCTTCGCTTTTGCGTTCGTGCAGTAGCATCTTGATTCCTTTTCTCCATTCCTCCAAGCGAATGAGTTTGCGTTGGTATTCAACTTTATCTTTATACTGTGTCATTGTTCAGCTCCTAAAATTTTGATCTGTCAAATAAAGTGTAGCAATTAATACTATTGCTAGTGTTGTGTAATAAGTTATTTCAATCGTTGTCATGTGCGACTCCTTGAATTTTTGCGTAGTCATTACAGTTAAAACAGAAACCATTTCGATTTGCGAAATCTGTTATTGGACTTCCACTTTGATCGTGCGTAGCCACATTCAAAGACTTACATTCATGGCAGTGTGGCTTTTGGTTTTTATACCACATTTGTTCATAAAACATATCTGCGTTCTCATGGTCTTGTTGTGCGTGTGAGATTATGCTATCAATCATATATTCTTTTTTGATCTGATTATTTACAAGAGCATTAAGTATTTTTTTAAAATCACGTCCGACATACTTTTGTAGCCATCTGTTTAAATCCTCATATTTAATCATTTGACACCTCCTCTATTACTTCCTCTATATCAGATTTAAAAGTATCAAGCGTATATGTATCATTACCTGTAGCAATACTTTCAATTAAAGCATTTAACTGTCTTAATGCTTCTTGCTCATCAGTTAGTTCTTCTTTCATGTTATACAAATCCCAGTCAAAATCTCCCTTCATGACTTTTGTTTTGTTTAGATAATGTTCTGTGAATCTACTTATAGGTTTACTCATTTGCTTTCTCCTCATAACCAAAGACTTGGTCATTCTTACTTCTGATTTCTGCGACCATTTCTTTGAAATCATACTCTTGTTGTTCTTGTCCGGAATAAAATTCTCTATCGACTATTTCCCAATCCTGGACAACATAAACTCCGTTATCAAAGTTACAAGTATCAAGCTGTTTATAAGTGCCTACTCCAAGAGATAGTGTTCCACCTAGTGCGTTTCCCATTATTTGTGATAGCCTTGCGATTGCGTAGCTTGGATCAGATTGACACCTAACTCCATATAATTTTGCTACATGGAGCAAAGGCTCGACTGTATCTCGCCCTCCGCTCCAATGTAGATATAACGACCTCCAGTCCTCTTGCGGTCTATTGTCTTCTTTTATTGTTATTACAGCTCTATTACCCATTTTTAAGTCCTCCTATAAAATAATTAAAGCGATTATTACAAGCACCAAAGCTGTAGGCTTTAGCACATACCAATTAATTCTAAACATAAGACTTTGTTCTGCTTGTCGCTTGAAGTCTTGTTTAAATAGTTTCCATTCTTGTTTAAGTTTCATTTCTTCCCCTTTTTATTAGTCCATATTAAAGTTCTTTCTTCTTTGCCATTTTCTAGGATTTCAACTCTTTCTAATTTAGAAGAAATTTTTGGGTGCATACTCGCAATAACTTTTTCTTCATTATCCGGAGTCCATAAATCTATCCAAGAATTTTGGAATAAATCAAATTGTCTATAAGATATTTTTGGTTTGTTTAGTTTTACAATATATTTTTTCATTTTTCCCCCTTAATATGTTTAATTAAATCTGCGTATCTTTGCTCGTCTTGTTGTGTTGGACAATAGTTTTTCAGAACAACATTTAGAGCAAATATAAGCATTTCTTTTTGTGATTTGGTTAGTTTCATTTCTCCCCCTCCATGAGTTTTATAGATACAATTTCGTCATTGTATATACAATGTATGCTTTTTAAATTTTCTAACATAATAAACAAATCAAGTAAGTTTTTAGCATAAATGTCATACATGGTAGTTTCTAATTTCTTACCATGTTTAATACTGTTTGTTGTTGTTGTGATTCTGTAGTTCATACTTCCTCCACTTGGTTAAAATAATCCTCAACTTTAGATCTCAAACCAACGAAATCTTTTTGAGTTAATTCAAATTCTTGATCTGATTCATAACATTCTAAATTGTCGTTGATTTGATTTTTTATTGGATTATGTATTTTCTTTGCTTGAAAATACTCATGGTTTAAGTCTATTAGTTTGCTAACGATAGCAAGTTCTTTTGTTGATAAGTTCATTTTTTCCCCTTGTTCTTTTTAAACTCTTTAGATAAAGAATTAGTTATTTTGTTTAGTAAGGCATAAAATTCTTTTTCTGTTGTTGGGAGCCAATAGTCGTCACTTCCGTCTGGATTACCAACAAAGACCGGTATATGTTCTCCTGGATTATTTGGATAGTAAGGCACAAATTCTCCCTCACCTTCTGCTTTCCATATTAAATGAACTAACATGGCAAGTTCTTTTTCGTTTAAATTAATTCTCATTATTTAACCCCCATTTTGATACAAAACTCTATGAGTTTGCTTTCTAGTTTAAGTATGGTTTTATTATTAATGTTGTAATTGTTTAGCGCCTTGATAATATAATCGTGCATTTCTTCTTTAATATCTGGCATATCTAACCACCCATTAAATTCTAACTCCATGTCTTTTTTGATTTCTTGTAGTATCAACTTTTGATATTCTTGTTGATAGCGTTTTAGTTCAGATTTGTATGTGGATATATTTCGTTCTAGTTCATAAATCCTCTTTGCTGTTCTTGAATCTTCTGTTGATTCAGTAAATGTTGTGTTCATATTAACTCCTTTTTGAAGTCATAATCGCCCTCACTCATACTTTCAACCCATGTCCATTCTCCATTTATTTTATAAAGAATATCTTTAAAACATGAACTGCCGTGAACAACTAGAGCAATATCTCCACACCAACCTGGACATTCAGGAGTATAGTTTTTTATTACTGCAACATTATCTAAATGATTTATTGTGAAATCGCCATTTATAGTTTTTCCATAATGTAGATTTAATGCTTTCGCAATATTTTCTAATTCTTTTGTATTCATATTCGTTCTCCTTAATTAAAAAAATATTTACCATTATTTTTATAAATGCTATCTGATATAGATTTATATTTAATAATGTCTTGTTCTTCACATATCCAACATAAAGAAAGTTTTACTAAATCATCTTTTGGATAATCTAATTGTTCTTGGATATATTCGATTATGGTTTTTTCACTATGCAAATGTTGGTCTTTTAAATGCGTTGTAAAAATATCTTGTGGAAAGTTATCAAATGTAGCAATAACTTCTAACTTTATTAATTTTTCTGTATTCATATTAGTTCTCCTTTTTAATTTGATACAAGGTAATTATACTATACTTTTATACACTTCTTCAACAAATAATAGACAAACTTTAATGATAAGCATAGATAAAACAAACACTCAATAAACACTCTTTTATTGTCTTGCCCACCCTCAAAGACCCACGACCAAAAAATTTCAGACCATAAAACGTGCGACCTTTTGCGTTCTAACGCAAACTTGCGGCCTGTTGCGTTCTAAAAATGTGCGACCTTCTGCGTTCTTATAAGATTTTGCGACCTATTGCGTTCGATTTGAAATGTGCGTTCCTTCTCGTAGATAAAATAATTCAGATCAATAAATTTCAGGCATAAAAAAAGGGAGCC